ACGAATATAGCGGCCGCACCAGTAAAAATGCTTACTATGTCATTGGAGTTGATGTAGGTCGTATTGGATGTACAACCTAGGCCTGTATTTTTAAGGTGACGCCGCAACCTCAAGGAGTTGCATTGAAGTCTCTTGTAAATATATATACTTATGAGGCATAGCATTTTGAATAGCAAGCTATAAATATTAAGCAACTGTTTTATAGATATAAAGCTAGATCAATTGCATTAGATACTAATGGTCTTGGAATAGGTCTTTTAGACTTTATGGTAAAGGCCCAGGAGACACCAGATGGATAGTATCTTCCACCTTTTGGTATTTAGAATGATGATTAGGGTATTTATAAGAAATATTTTAAAGGTGTAACAGATGTTCAAAAAGATGCTATTTTCCAAATTAAAGCTAATGCTCCTATTAATACATAGGCATATTCATTTGCTCAGACTCAAATGTCAAGTGGGAAGATTAAATTTTTAATTGATGAAGCAGAAGCAAAAGCTAAGTTAATGGAAACTAAACAAGGTCAAAACATGACGCCTGATAAGAGAAATGAGTATTTGAAGCCTTTTGTTCTTACTACTATTTTAAGAGAACAAACATTGAATCTCGTTGAAGATAACGAAGGTGTTAATATTATTTTAAAACAAGAGAATAGAGGTATTAAAAAGGATAAATTCTCTTCTTTTGTTTATGGATTATATTATATTAAACAATAGGAAGATAGAAGAAAAAAGAGAAAAGGAAGAGATATTAGTAAACTTCTCTTATTTTCTTGAGGACATTTTTTGAAAAGAAAAAATTATATTTTTTTAAATATAAATGTAAAACAGAAAGGAGAAATATATTTTTATGAGAAGTTCACGAGCAGAAATAAAGATAGAAGAAATTTTGTCAAATGCAGGTCTTAACTTTAAAGAAGAGTATAGTTTTCCTGACTTAATAGGACAGGGAGGTCATGCCTTAAGGTTTGACTTTGCTGTCTTTGATGATGATGATGAATTGGAATTTTTGATTTAGTATCAGGGAATCCAACATTATAAAGCAAAAAGTATCTTTGGCGGCGTTTCTGGGCTAAATAAGCAACAGTATTATGATATGCAGAAACGTTAGTATTGTAAGAAGCATGGGATTAAATTAATCTTAATTCCGTATTGGGACGAGAATTTAATTACATATGATTACATTATGGAAAAAGCGGATATTTTTTGATGAAAGGTTAAGGTGACTTCTTTGATAAATAGAGCAGCAGAAATAAGAAAACAAAATTTAATGCTAGAAGGCACCGGCAATGGGAGATTAGATTATTCAAAAATAAGAGTTGGAGCTAAAACACTTGAAGATGCAATTTTAAATATTGGAGAATATAAAAGAATCAATCCTATTCTTGGTGATAAAAAAGAAGTATTAATGGCGATTAATACTGGTGATGTAGAAAGAATGAGATAGATTTCTAATTTCTTTTATAAGACTAGTGGTATCTATGCTAGATTATGTAGATATATGGCATATTTATATAAATATGATTGGTTTATTACTCCATATATTGAAAATTGTGAAGGTTTACTTGATCAGGATAGCGGCCTGGGTGACGTCGGGGCAGGCTAGACTTAGGCAGATAATAAAGCCCGCAAAAAACAATTTGCTAATTTCTTTAAAGTATTAAAATATTTTGAAGCATTTTAGGTAAAAAGATTTTGTGGTGAAGTTGCTCTAAAAGTCATCAGACATGGTTGTTACTATGGATATTTAATTCCTAGACCAAATAAAATGACTATTCAAGAGTTGCCTATTAGATACTGTCGTACTCGTTATAAGGTTGACAATAGACCAGTTGTTTAGTTTAATATGCACTATTTTGATGATCATTTCCATGATGAGAGACAGCGGCAAGCAATTTTAAAATTGTTCCCGCCAGAGTTTAAAAAGGGATATAATTTATATCGTAAAGGTAAATTAATGCCAACTTTTCCTGGTGATACTCCAGGATGGTATTTATTAGACCCTAAGAGTACAATTAAATTTAATCTTAATGATTAGGATTATCCAGCTTTTATTTCTGTTATCCCTGCTATTATCGACTTAGATAATGCTAAAGATTTAGATAGAAAGAAAATGGCTCAAAAGTTAATGAAAATTATTATTCAAAAAATGCCATTAGATAAAAATGGTGATTTAGTATTTGATATTGATGAAGTTGGAGAATTTCATAATAATGCAGTTAAAATGCTTACAAGAGCGATAGGAGTAGATGTTTTAACTACTTTTGCGGACGTTGATGTCGCTGATATGTCAGATCGAGGTACTACAACTACTGTAGATGAATTAGCAAAGGTAGAAAGAGGAGTTTATAATGAAGCTGGTGTTTCACAGCAACAATTTAATAGTGATAATAATACTGCTTTAAATAATTCTATTCTTAATGATGAAGCATCTATGTATAATCTTTTAGTACAATTTGAGTCGTTTTTAAATTTAATGCTTGAACAATTTAACAAATCTCCAAAGAAATGTTATTATCAAGCACAGTTTTTAACAACTACTATCTATAATTATAAAGATTTAGCAAAGTTGTATAAAGAACAGGCGCAAATGGGATACAACAAAATGTTACCTCAGGTAGCACTTGGACAAACTCAAAGCTCAGTATTAGCTAATGCGTACTTTGAAAATGATATATTAGATCTTGTCCGTGTATTTGTTCCTCCGCTTACTTCTAATACAATGAACGCTGAAGCACTACAAGCGCGGTCTGCGGCTACACGCGGAGGCTCGGGTCAAGCGGGAAATACTCCAGGTCAATCTGGAGAAGGGGCCGGCCGCCCTTAGAAATAGGATAATCAAAAAAGTGAAAAAACATTACAGAATAGAGAAAGTATGTAAGGGGGTAAAATATGAGTTTAGCGCATAAAAGTGTAGCGACGATAAAAAGTCCAGAGTTCATTAATCTTACTCCTCTTGATATTAATCCCTTAATGTCCGCATGTGAAATTAAAGTTTTTTATATTGGACAAAACCGTAATAAGAGTTTTATTTCTAAATAGGTTGCTACTTAGATGGCAAAGACTCTTAGAGGTGCTCCTATTGTTGGGTATTATAAACCAGATAAAGAGGATTTTACAGATCATGGTGAAGAAATAACGATTGATGGGGATGGTGTTCATTTTAAAAATAACACTAAGCCATATGGATTTGTAGCTCCAGATGCGAAAGTCTGGTTTAAAGATTTTGAAGAGGAAGATGATTTTGGAAATTCCATAATTAGAACTTATCTAATGACCACTGGATATTTGTGGGAAGGTCAATTTGAAGAAGCTAAAAAAGTTTTTGAAGATGATGGAAAACCTCATTCAATGGAATTAGATGAAAAAAGTTTAAAAGGACATTGGGCAACAAACCCAAATAATAATATGGAATTTTTTATAATTAATGACGCAATATTTGAGAAACTCTGTATTTTAGGAGATGAGGTTGAACCTTGTTTCTAGGGTAGTGGTGTAACTGCTCCAGAGGTTAGTACAACCTTTTCTCTTGATGATAATTTTAAGCATACTCTGTTCACTATGATGGAAGAATTAAAGTATGCTTTAGAAGGAGGCAATACTATGGCAAAAGTAGCTGAAGCTTCAGTAAATGAGACTGTTACTACTATAGAACCTGAAGTAACAACAGAATTTACTGAGAATCAAGTTAATGAGAATGAGTCTTCATCTAGTGAGCAAGCGCCTGCTTCAGAATTTAAAAAGGATGATGAAGAGGACAAAAAAGAAAAAGAAAATCCTTCTGAAAATGAGGATGATAAGAAGGATGAAGACAATGGCGGAGGTGCTTCTGATTCAGATGATGACTCTGCTAATGAAGAAAAGAAAGATGAAGAAGATAAGAAGAAGAAATTCACTGTCCTTGAACAGGAATATAATGAGTTGCAAACTAGTTATACTTCTTTGAAGGAAGAAGTTGAAGAACTAAGAACTTTCAAGAAAAAAATAGAGGACAAAGAGAAGGACGACCTTATTAAAGATTTCTATATGCTTTCTGATGAAGATAAGAAAGATGTTATTGAACATAAGAGTGAATATTCATTAGAAGATATTAAATCTAAATTAGCAGTGATTTGCTTTGAAAAGAAGGTCAATTTTAATTTAGACACTTCTTCTGAAAATGAAGAATCAACAGTAGAAGAGGATGAAAATCCTGTTACTACTTTTGATATTAAGGCAACTGAAGATTCAACAGTTCCTGAATGGGTTAAGGCGGTTGAATCTGCAATGAATAGATATTAATTAGGAGGATACTTAATATGGCAAAAGAAAGAATCGGCTATGGACAAGTAGAACGCCAACACATGGCTGCTCCACATAACGGTCAAATCTATGCTCAACTTCCTGCTCTTAATGCTAACGGTACTCCAATCGCTCAGCTTGAGAATGGACAGTTTTTAAAATATGATTATGCAAATGGTAAGGCTGGAGTTGGAACATCTGGTGATGGCAAAGAATGGTTCCTTGTTTATAATGAAGAAAAGTTATATGACGAGAGATACCAAAATCATAAAGATTTTGCTATGAAGGCAGCAGATATGTCTGATGGTACTATCTATCCTAGACTTTTAAGAACCTTTGTTGGTGATATTTTCACAACAAATACTTTTAAGGGTCCTAAGGGTACTGTAACAGATAAAGAAGGTAAGATTGATGATATTCCGGATCTTGCTATTGGTGATTATGTAGTAATTGGTGATGATGGTTGGTTAGTAAAAGGTACGGGTACAGGAACTGATGGAGTAAATCCTCCAACTGGTACTGGTATTGTTTTCCAGGTTATTCCTCATTTTACACAAATGGGTATGGCGGCTGCTGATAGACCAGCTTATACATTACCTGATGGACAATGGGCTGTGAAGCTTCAAAGAATACGCTGATAAGGAGGAAATAACGATGGCTTTAGATAGAAATCAACTTTTAGCATTAGCTAAGGCTACTGCACGTGCTTCATTAAATCCTTCAACTGCGTTCGCTTGGGGCGATAAGAAATTAACATTTGAAGCTCTTAATGAAGTTTTTCAAAAAGAAATGAATGAACTTGCTGGTACATACGCTTTGTACCGTGAGAATAAGAATACAATTTTCAGACTGATTGAAGAAGGTCTTGATGAAATCCTTCCTGCAAAGGTTATGCAGAATTATGGTCAGTTTGCTGATACTAAGACCTATGCACAAGGTGACAAGCCTGTGTTCCGTGTAAGAGTTAGTGAATACTCTAAGAAGAGAGCAAAGAGCTTTGTAACAAGAGTAGGTCTTGCTGGTAGATATGAGACATTCAAGCTTGATGGATACACAATGGAAGTCAACATGGCTGCATACGGCGGAGCAGCTGAAATCGGCTTTGAGGAATTCCTTGATGGCCGTATTACAATGGCTGATGTTTATAATTTAGTTCTTGAAGGTCTTGATGAAGTAGTTTATAAAGAAATTGCTAAGGCAATGGAATCATTAGCAGACAGTACAAGTATTCCTAAAGCTAATAAGGTTAAGGGAAATAAATGGAATGAAACTGAATTTGACCGTTTAGTTGCTACTGCTGATGTTTATGGCAAGAGTACAATTTATTGTACTTATGAGTTTGCAGCAACTATTCGCCCTGCAAATTCTGGTGACCTTTCTGATGGTATGAAGGAAGATTTATGGAATAATGGTTCTTTCAAGAACTATAAGGGACATACTATTATTGTTCTTCCTCAGAGCTTTGAGGATGCTAATAACTTAGTCAAAGTTATGGACCCTTCCATTGCTTGGATTATTCCTACTGGAGCAGAAAAACCTGTTAAGGTTGCTTTCGAAGGAAGCTCTGCTGTTAGAGAAGTGGAGAATGATGATTGGTCAAGAGAAATCCAGACTTATAAGAAAATGGGAGTTGCAGTTTATAATATAAATCCTGGTATTTGCGTATTTAAGAATACTTCTCTTACAAAGGATAATTTACCTAGACTTACTGGCGCTAATGCTGCAACTTTTGATGCAAATACAAATTGGTACACACTTCCTGACAATTATTAATTTTATTAAGTAATATATTAAAAAAGAACTATAAGGGCTTAAATATTATATAGGGTATAATGTTTAAGCCCTTTTTTTACTAGAGATAAAAGGAGTTTTTATAATGGATAGAAATACAATAATTAAAATTTGTAATAGAGATGACGCGGCAGTATTTTATGATATTCCAGAAATGAATGGATTACATAGAGTTTTTCAGCCAAATGAAGTAAAAGAAGTTACGTTAGGAGAACTTATTAAATTATCTTATGAACCAGGTGGAATGGATTTACTTAGAAATAATTTCATTCTCAATAATAAAGAAGCAATTAATATGATTTTAGGAGAAGTTGAACCTGAATATAATTATACTCCAGTTGATATTAAAAATTTATTATTAAATGGCTCTTTAGATGAACTTCTTGATTGTTTAGATTTTGCTCCAGAAGGAGTAATTGAAATTTTAAAAGATTTGGCAGTTGAGTTACCTTTAAATGATGTAGCTAAAAGAGAAGCTATTTTAAATAAAACTGGTTTTAATGTAACTAATGCAATTGAAATTAAAAAAGAGGTTTAGGCTGATATAGAAAAACCTGCGGCCGGTCCTATTAAGAGACGAGTTACAAAAAAGGCTTAGTCTAGTCCAGCCGAGGAAACCAAAGGCCGCCGCGTGATTAAATAATAAATTAGGAGGTGTATGATGGATGAGATGAATTGTACACCTTTCTCTGTTGTTTATGACAGTTTTCTTTCAAAAATTACAGATGATATGTATATGGAATTAACTCCTTAGGATACTGATAAGATTTTATAGGAATTATTAATTTCTGCTTTACCTAAATTTGAATTTCCAAGACAGAATCTTTAGTATGAAGAAATGCCGATAGAAGGGGAATTTGATGAAATAGGAGAACCATTTACAACACAATGTTTTGTAAATAAATTAACTCAATAGGAAGTAAATATAATTGCAACTTATATGATTGTAGAATGGTTAGGGCAGCAATTAGCTACTATTGAAAATACTCGTATGAAATATAGCGGGAGTGATTTTAAATTCACCTCTCAGGCTAACCATATGCAAAAAATTCTACAATTAAAGAAAGATTACGAGAGAGAGGGATTCCACTTACAGAGACTATATAAAAGACGTAAGAGAGATCCTGAAAGTGGAATTTATAAATCAACAATTAGCTCTATAATGGAGAAACAACCTAGAGGAGGAACTGGCGAATGGAACAAATGGTTTTAACTTTAGGTATTTCTATTAGCAAGAGCGCAATAGATAATAATTTAAAAAGAATTATAAATCAAGTTTATAAATTACTTCCTTTAAGAGAAGAAGGAAAAAATTGGGAAAAACCGTTAGAAACTTTAATCGAGGAACTTGCGGGAATGGCTGATTTAATAGATGGCTAGGAAGAATTATTCTTTTCTATATTATGTAAAATGAAAGGATTGCTTAGTTTAGCTAGTGAACTTGATATGGTTACTTATCGAAGAACTATATTAGAACTTCTAAGTTTACTAAGTGAGTTAAAAAGATATGTCTGCTAGAGATAATATGCGGAAACGGTATCGGGCCGATTTAAATAAAAATCCTAGCCATTCATATGATTTCGGTTCCGGTTTAGATAAAATGAGTAAACGGTTAAGTGTTTTTGGTGGTGAAGACCAATGGACGAGAATGAGATAGGATAAACTAAGAAGTTTGAAAAAAGCTTTATTAGCATCTTATCAAAGAGCAATCGTTCAAAAATATGATGTTAAAAAAGATAGTTTAGCAAATAATATTATTTCTATTATTACTTTACTCCAAGATAATCAAGAGTTAAGTGATAATCAGAATAATATTTTAAAAACATTAGAAGATTAGTATACGAGTTTAGCTGTTATAGATGATAAATATTCAGCTAGGTATATTCAGAGCTTAGAAGAAATTGTTGATTCTCTTACTTCCACCGCTCCTATGTTTAAAGCTCTGATTAATCATGATAAATTAAAAGTGGATTATGAAGATAAGATCCTTTCGATCCCCTTTAGGGAAGCACCGGAAGATAGTGAAGAATAGATAGATACTGATTTTCATAATGGGACTGTCTTTAAATGGGTCCATGGTAATAAAGAAGAATGGACGCCAGACACATATTGGATTGTCTATATGCAGTATTCTGAAGAAACTGCTTATTTTAGAGCGGAAATTCGCAAAGCCGATGAATAGATTTAGATTATTGTTATAGACGAAGATGGTAATGAAAATGCAGTTAGTTATAGAGGATGGATGACGGGACCAAATGAAACTACAGCTCTTTGGAATACAAAGCGTGGTGTTGTTTGGAACGATATGAATTATACCAAGTTATTATATATAACAAAAGATGAAGATACTTTAGCATATTTTCAACGCTTTGATAGGATAATAATTAATGGTAAACCCTGGGAAGTGCAAGCCTATAATGAAAATTATAGTACTAGTAAAACAGGGGATTTTAGTTCAGGTATTATAAGAGTGGCGTTAAAAGAAACATATACTTCTGCGGATCAGTTCGTTAAGGAAGTGAAAAATGCGGAAGCCGCTCAGATCTAGGCGGAGGCTGCCTATGATGCAGAACATACCTAGGCTAGAATTGATGGACCGGCCGCCGCACATCCTTACGATATATTAATATATAAAGCTAAAAATTATGAATAGCCGCAAGACTGGTTCGTTTCTGATACCTCTCTTGTTAAAGTATTAGAGTATAATGAAGATACTTTAAAACTTGAGGTTATTGCTAAAAAGGCTAATAAAGAAGGTTTCCAAATTGGATATGGATAGAATATTATTCAGATTCCTATTGAGCCTCTATGAGATAAAAGGAGTTTATTATGCGTTATGATTTAATTTCAACAAAAAAGATATTTTCTCCCTTTTTCTCTTGTCCATAGGACATTAATAAATTTTTAGAAACACTTTTTATAAAGAACCGTCCTTATAGTAATATATTGAAGCGGTTGTTAATAATTAATTCTCCCGATTGTTTAGATCCGGCAAAGGATGAAGAGTACAATGCTATTGTTGATAAGTATACAGTAAAAAGGATGATCGAAGAAGGATATATTCGATTAAATCCTAAAATTGCTCGTGGAACGCATGAAGAAATTAAAAGTTATATTATTATAACTCAAGATAACTTTTCTCAAAATAGACGTTCTTCACAATATCGAGATTATATAATTAATATGGATATTGTTTGTTATAATGATGCATGGGTATTAAATGAATTAAAAGTTCGTCCTTTAATGATATGTGGGTATATCGACGGTATTTTAAATAGTCTTTCTGATGAAACTAAAGATTCTTCTAAAACATTACCATCAAGAATTAAATTAACTGGTATTGGTTATTATAAATTCTTAGGATGTAATCTTGTAGTTTTGAACGAAGATATTTCAATGTATACGCTATCTTATTTGGGATAGCATTTTACAGAAGACTTGGGAGAAGAACAGGTTGATTGAGAAAATTGCTTTATTATCAAAACGAGATATACCCTATGAAGCAGCGTAGCTTATTATTCATCAACCTACTATAAAGTAGATTTCTTATATTGGAGAAAATAATTTTTTTAAAGGATGTCAATATTTGAATTTTTCTAAAAATAGTCTTTAGGTAAAGGACAAAATTAATTTAGAAAAAGTTTCAGATTTTGAAATATTAATGACGATATTAAAGAATAAAGATTCAAATATTTAGGAAGCTAAAATTTGTTTACAAGAAGTTTTTTTATTAATACTTCCAGATTATAAAGTAGTTTTTCTCCCTACTTGTATATTATTTTCACGTAAAACCTAGGATGGTTTTGAAGAACATTCTTTAACGAAAGAAAATTTCGAGGGTTTTAAAAATATTGTGTCAGAAATGTTTTGTTTGAAATATATACAGGGTGAGAGTGGACAAGGCGGTTATAATCCTGGAGGACCTCAGGCACGAGCATTAGTAAAGAAATTTCAAGAAAGACAGGCTAAATTAGCTAAACTAAAAGGAAAGACTGATAAGACTTCTATTGAAGTTTTATATCGTTATATTTCTGTGTTGGCAGTAGGTTAGCATAAAGATATAAATTAGTTAATGAATTATTCTTTATATCAATTAGTAGATTAGTTTCGGCGTTTTAAAATGGCAGATGATTATGAAACTGTTTTTAGATTAAAATTAGCTGGAGCTAAAGATGTTGAATCCGTCCCTCATTGGATGGGTGATTTAGATGACAAATTATAAGGAGGATACACACAATGAAATTTGGTGTAAGAGAATGTGCAAATATTGTATTCCGTGCAAAACAGGAAACAAAAATTGGTACAAATACATTCCACGTTGGTCAACCAGTCCTTTATATTGATACAGCAACAGCATCTTCAATGGAACAGGCTTCTACTTCTGTGTATGCACAAGGTGGTAGAGGTAATGCAAGATTAATCGCATGGGAAGGTGACAAGACTCTTACTTTCACTTTAACTGATGCTCTTATTTCTCCTGTTTCATTAGCTATGCTTTCTGGTGCTGGACTTGTTAAGGAAGCTGGTAAGAATGTACATGTTCATGCTACGACTAGAGCAACTATGACTATTGATAGTAGTGGTAGTGGTGTTATTGATTTAACAGATGCTTTAAGAACTTTCGGTCCTGTATCAGGTACTAATCAAGTTACTGTTGATGCTGGTACAGATGCACCTATCTTTATTATTTTAACAGAAGATGATGGTTCTATTACTGGTGATATAATTACATCTGCTGCTGATATAACTTTTGCTTATGATAATAGCGGTAAGGGTATTTTAACAATTCCTTCTCCTAAGAAAAATAATGAAGGAGAGGCTCTTAATAAGAGTATAAATGTAATGGTGGATTATTATGTAATTAAGAAAGCAGAAACCGTTTCTGAAATTCAGATTACAGCTGCTGACTTTGCTGGTTATTATTATGTTGAAGCTGATACATTATTCAGAGCACAAGCTACTGGTATTGATATGCCTGCCAACTTAACATTCCCTAATGTTAAAGTTCAGTCTGGATTTACTATTTCAATGTCTGGTACTGGTGATCCTTCTACATTTGATTTTACAATGGATGCTTTCCCTGGATATACTTATTTTGATAAGTCTAAGGAAGTTCTTTGCGTAATTCAAGTTGTTGAAGACAGTAATGCTGCTGCTTCTGAAGGACATAGTGTAATGTTAAGTAACGATGCTAGAGAACATACTGGTCCTTTATTAGGAGATAGTGATATTGGACAGCCTACTGGCATTTGATGAATGAAATGAATTAAATGGGAA